TGAATGCTCTCATTAGTTGCCGGGTAATATTTGAAGTTAAATCATTCGCCATTTAAAACTCCTATTATTCCAGAACAACCCCTTTTAAAAACTTGCTTTCTTTTATTCCGGCGGCATTGCCCTTCGGAATATCAATCGGTTCCGGGGCTCTAGATGTGTTCGGCTTTAATCCTCCGGCGCGTTTCGCTATGTCCGACTCGATATAAACCGCCGCGGTTACCGGACTCATTTTGCTGATTTTTTCAAGCTCCGTCGCTGACTGAGACAGGTATTTCACAATCAAGCTACTATCATGTCTATCCAAAATAAAATCAGCTAATTCCGGTGACTTGATAAACGGTACGATCCGGCTTTCGGCTTCCTTTAACTCATCTGCCGATATCCCGTAATCCGTTGCGGCTCTCTTATACATTTCATCGGATCGCTGCATTGCCCGTTTCTGCTGTTGTTCCATCAATTTAGTTTGCCGCTCGGCTTCAAGGCGTCTCTGATATTCATGCTCGGCCCGGAGTTTCGCCGCTTCTTCTATCGCCGTGTCCCGCTCTTTGATTTTAGCCTCGTAATTATCGTCATAGTAATCCGGAAGGGGCGGGATCGTTACGTTTTTATCACCGGAAGACCGGGACTGTTTATTCAAACGCTCCTGCAACTGCTCATATTTTGCTTCCAGTTCTTCTCGTTTACGCCGTTCTTCATGCCGCTGAAAGACAAGTTCGTTAATTCTTTTATCCACCGATTCCTGATTAATCGGTGCTTTCGGGGGTTGTTCATTCGGTTTTTGTTCTTCATCATCAAATGTTATTCCATAGTCTTGTGCCGATTTCGGCTCCTGTGCCGGTTTCGGCTCCTGTGCCTGGATATTTTCATCGGTTCCAGTATCCGGTTTTTTTTCTTCCATAATTTTCCTGCCCGGTTTAATGCCTTCTCCGGTCGGCTTTGCCCGGTAGCCCGGTAATTTATTGCTTCATTGCGTTCGCCGCCTGTCTCGTATCTCCGGCGACGGTATTAAATGCCTGCATTGCCTGTTCTGATTTGATCGTCTCGACTCCGATTGCTTCCCGAAGGGCTTTTAGAGTGTCGGCCTGAAGTTTCATCTGCTGGACCGCTGCCGTAACTGCCTCAACCATTTGCATCTGTTGTTCATTTTGGATCCTAGTTTGTTCAATCTGCTGTTTCATCCGGAGTTCAATTTCCTTTAACTTAACTTTCTGTTGTTCCAACTGTAATTTAGTTTGCCGCTCCTGATTTTTTCCTTTTGCATCCAAAAGCTGAGCTTCCGCGATCATCAGATTAGCCTTATCAAGCGGTGTGGGCTCTTTTTCTTTTTGCGATTTCTCCAAGAGTTGTTTTTCCGCTTGGGTCATCTGATTTTGAGGGATCAATCCGGCCATTACCATCTGTAGTCGCTTACGTTCCGCTATTTTATCAATTCCGGGGGCCGATTGGTTGTAAAGAAGGATATCAGCGCCGATCTGAAGTATCGAAGGGTCGATTTTCGCCATCTCAATCAGCGCTGAAACTGTTTCCTGCTGCCGCGAATGAAACGCCGGTCCCGCCGTGCATATCGTATCGTAGTTTCCTTTTGATAGATCATTGATTTCAATAGGCTCCCCGGTCTGCCGATCCACAATTTTTTTTCTCAATGTAACCATGTCGGTAGTACCGTCCCGCCCGGTGAGAATGATTTGCTGTTGAGAATCGTAAATTACAGGGATTGCATGAACCATTACCCGATAGGTATGTTGCAGCGCTACTTCCATGGCCTGAAACCACTTCCGCTTCGGATTGTCGCTCTTTTGCTGCAAAAGCTGGATAGCCTCTCCGGATCTGTGCGCCGGAGCCGCGCCCCTGGCCTCATCAAACGTGCCGGATGTTCGTTGGATGTAGCTTTGTGCGCTCTGAGCGGTTTGAATAAGCCCCGGATTAGAGGCCGGAGAGCCCTGATATGTCGGGGGTGCCAACCCGTCAACATGGTCGTAGAACTGCACGGGATCGGCGTTGGTGTTTAGTGTCCTTAGTTTTCTTCGCACTTCCTCGGATTGCGCCTGATCCTTCGGCATCCATATCTTACCACGGGGGGATAGCGCTCCTTCCTCGATTTTACGGGATTCAGCGTAATTTATTACCCGTTGAGCATCCATTAATTTATGGACAATACCCCAATAAATGAGCTTATTTTCACTAACTCTAAAATTACCGAATACCGGGATTATCGGCAGGTAGGAAAATGCGGTTTCTTTCTCCGTGGAAAGCCAATCCGCGCCGTCGAATAATCTCTGGTAGACCTGATGATACGGCCGATTGCGAAATCGGATCGGAGTCACCCCGGCCAGCGCCAATTCATCTTTAATCATCTCGAATTTATCATCCACTACTAAAATACTGTCATCGCTCATTAGAGCCAGCGTGCGATTTTTAATTTTCCGATAAAGATATTCCCCGATTACGACATCATCCTTGGATTTGTGAAAATAAACTTCGGTATCCCGGTCTTCACCAACGGAAAGCCCGGAGCCATCCGGGTATTTCTCTTTATATTTTGCCAGGGGGATACGTGTCAGCGCCCAACAATGCTCGGCGTCACTCATATTGCGCCGTTTAGCGCCTCTATCGAACCACACCGAATCCTCGAAACCGGGGATAGGGTCTATCATCAAGTCCTGATTGAAGCTGTTATCATCGCGGTATCGCTGCACCACACGCCACCCGGCCAATCCCGTGGTTACCATTATCCTGGCGGCTTCCAAATAGATATCCGTGGCATTGGAAATGTTTTCAATTGTCCGAATTATTCCTTCAAATATCTGTGCCGTGTCCCTTGTAGCCTCGGAACCCGTCGGGAGTACTCTAATCGAAAATTCCGAAGAAGCCATTTCCCCCATGATATCATCGATAATCGGGTTGGTTTCATCGAAAGTGTATTTGGGTTTCCCGGCAAATTGCGTAATGATTTCCTGTTCCCATTGCCCGTTTTCCTTATTAGCAAAATGATCCGCTTTTCTAGCCCGTTGTCGATTGTCGGTTTCGGCATTCTGGGCCTCTGCGAGTTCCAAAAGAATATCGGTGTGGTTTAACGGCATCGTATTTCTTCCTTTATAATCACACGAACAAAGAATCGAATTCCATGGGAGCCCGATCCTCGATAGTGTGCGGCTGAACCATGGCCATCATCAATGCGTCGGCCAAATTCGGACTTTGGATCTTAAGTCGCCGCATTTCCGCTTTATTCATTATCTGTATCAAACCGGAACCTAAAAATTTTCTCGGTACCCGGCAGGTTTCGGAACGCAGCAACGGCAAGACGGAAATATCTTTTGATATAGAAATCAATTTTTCCGGATCGATGTATTGTCCTTTTGTAACCGCCCGATAGGTATTATACATTCGATCCCGGAGCCTCCAATACATTTGAGCCCTTCGATTTCTAAACACGTCTCCATTTTTCCTGCCGGCCGTCCGATCCAGGATGTTCCTACCACCATCGTCGTATATTTTGCCGGGATCTTCGGGGTCCAAGGAGCCTCTAAACGGCTGTATCCTGATTTTTTTACCCTTGAGACTGTCTACCACCTGCCGCCGTAACGACACCCCCATGCCGTCGGCATCCCAAATAAAAGTATCGGCACCATGTTCTATGGCATAGGAAGTCGCCCAATCGCAGCCTTCGTTCACGTCTCCATACTTTTTTAATCTAGCATCCAAAACCACCGATCCGTGGCGTCTCACTACCGATTTGTCATCGGTCCCTAAATCGGATGGATCATGGGAGACGATGATTGCACCCTGCGGCTGGAATCCTAATTTTTTATGGGCGTCTATGCAGGCGTCAAACCATTCGGTTGGAATTATCGAGTTCTCCACGGAATCGTTAAACGCCCCTTCCCAAATATGATCATAGAGCGCACGGGGCAGGTTCGTGTAATCAAACCGGCGTTCCTGTTCCAAAACAGCCGGAAACCATGGGTTATCGGAATAATTGATCTTAACAATAAGGTGCAAGTCATCCAAATAATAACCATCTTTGGCAAGCTGGCGCTCAAATGGGACAATAAATCGCTGTGAAAAAGGGTCGTTATAGCTCATTGGATTGGCTGAGATCCAAAGTTCGCTTTTTTCCTCCCGTAGCGTCGGGGTAAGAATTCTTAAGGAATCTGCTGAAAGAAACTGCCCTTCCTCGACCCAAAAATAGTTGGTCCCATGCATTGATTTTATGCCATCAATAGACCGAGCCAACCCTTTAAATCGAAAGCCGCCGCCTTCCATGTGATTGATGGATGATTTTCCGATTTCAAATCCGGGGAGCCCATAATCTTCAATGCAGGATCGGATAAGCGGGTACACGGAATCTTCGATTGAATTCTGATATTCACGGAAACAAGAGATAAGAGCCCTTTCAGCATGGGCTTTCATGGCGAAGATCATCGCAAATGTCCGGCTCTTGGCACCCCCGCGCCCACCGATAGCGATTTTAAACCGTCTCTGTTCTTCCAAAAACGGTTGTAATTTTTTCGGGATCTGGAATGTCAGGCCCATCGGAAACATCCAATTTATCGCACTCATAGGGGATCTGCCCACTAGCAGCTTTAAGTTTCCCCGGCTTTTTCGCCTCCGGGGAAATGACTTCAATCGTATAAGTCCGATCATCGGGGCTCGCGGCGTAGGGCGCATTGATATCCAATTGCGCCCGGTCACTCCACCCAAGATTTTTCAAAGCGAAAATGACGCCATTAACCGACTTTTCGGTTAACAGTCGGAGTTCCAATTGTTGCTCGATAATTAATCGAGCCTGAGTGAGAATAGCAAAAATATCTTTATCTTTGTGCCACGGCGTTAAGAGAACTTCACGGGGGCATCCAATGGAAAGACAGAGGCCGGATAGCGTGTAGGGCTGCTCAAAAGCATCGCATTCATCGAAATAAGCGTTAATGACTTCCGCGAGAATATATGGGGACGTATAAAGCTGTTTTAATTTAACCCGCTTTTGCATTACCACCTTTCCAACAAATCCAATCATAATGACAATATCTTTGTAATGTATATCTTAAATAACGTCCGGGTCCAAGTAATAAATTTTACCGAGTAGGGGACTCCAAAGCAAAAAGAAGTCTATTTTACTACCGATTTTTGTCGCTTTTTTTCATAACACAGAAGTAAAATTTTGTTATGTCCGTTATGACAGGTACCATGTCGGCATAAAATCATTAGAAAAAACGCCAAAAAAGTCAGTAGCGGAATGGTTTAAGCGGTTACACGTTATGTAATCGGATATTTCATATTTTGCTCTGAAAAATAATTAGAACGCATTCTAAGATGTATGGAACCATCTGTCACAGTAAAATTTCCGCTGGTTGGACGCCCACACATGCCCACAGAGATTGGACCCGAAGCGATCAGGACGTGGAGATCCCCGACACACAGCTCTCTACAAATCAGTCATAGTAAAAAGTTAATAACTTCGGTAACTTATGAACCCCCTACAAAAAAGCTAAAAATTACATTTTTGTAAGGCGTATAACTGCTTGAAACCATTAGCTTTTCTACTATGACCTTTACCGTGACAGCCCAAACCCCCGCCCCCCCTGGCTTTCCAAGAAATGTGACATAGTAAAGGGGTTTTCAGCTACTCGCTGTATATTTTAAAAAAAAATAACAATGTTTCTTTTTTCATTTTTTTTAAAATTTAGTGATTTTTGGGTTTTTACTATGACTACTATGTCCACTTTTTCTACGCCTACAGCCATGGGCGTTTGCGGTGACACGGTAAGGTCACAGTAAAAATTTAGGACATAGTAAATACTGTGTCACGGTGTTTACACTTTTTGGTTTAAGGCCAATGTTTTACAAAAAATGTTTTGGCCGTTTACATTTTTTGGTTGACTTCCCTTTTTTGTCATGCTAAATAAAGCGCAGCTTTACCAAAACGAATCCGGCGCACCACCAAAAACGACAAAACGACAAAACGAAAGGCACAAAACGATGAACATCAACTTTATTATCACCTTGGTTTTCCTGGCCGTCTCGACCATCATTATAAGTATACCCTTGGCGACCATGACCTATGACAACCTGAGATCCTTCACAAAACGCAAAAGCCCCCGACCCGTACCTTCTATGTATAAAGCCCGGTTTCGACGCAACGTCAAACTAAGAGCCCGTAGGGACCATGGGGCGAAAGCCCCGGCGGCCCCGACTGCTAGGGCTAAAACCGTTCGCCCGGCAAGGACGGCGAGAACGAAGGCCAAAGCTAGAACGGCCATGATTCGCAACCGTCGCACCGCCCCGGCTCCGGCCCCTTTTTGGTCTTTTACCGCTGCCCTCAACGCTTTTACGGCAACTCTATAAGGAGATAAAACCATGGATGCTCAAACAGTTATAGACAGGATCGCGGATTCCATGTTCCGGAGACTCACAACCGATGAGTTTGAAGCACTCGAAAACGACGGTGCCGCCGATTACGACGGGCTCAAAGACCTGGCGCGTGAAATCTATGATGAAGTGTTTAAAACGGCGAAAGTGGCCCTCGAAACGGTTTTTGGGGTTCCGGAGCGGGGAAACCGCAACTTGCCCGGATATGTCATCCTTGGCCGATATGCCGACCGTGTTTTTTGGCTTCTTGTAGAGAGAGTCAAGTCCTATAAACTATACTAACCCCTAACATGAGCCACTACTTTCAGGGGCTCGAACTGCAAAGGATAAAAACGATGAAGACGATAAAGAGAGATCCTTTGGATGTATACCAAATGGTTACCGACCGTATTGTCACCCTACTGGAAAACGGCACTATACCGTGGCACAAGCCATGGATCACCAACAACATCCCGGCCCAAAATTTCAGGAGTAAAAAACCGTATCGCGGAGTTAACCGATTTTTGCTTCATTGCTCGCCGTTTCAGTCCCCATATTATCTGACTTATAAGCAGGCTAAGGAAATGGGCGGTCAAGTTCGCCGTGGCGAAAAAGGCACTTTCGTTGTTTTTTGGAAAATTTTCACCCCGAGGGCCCAGCTTGCCAAGCCTCCCGCCGAACAGGACAAAATTCCGATGCTAAAATATTACAACGTGTTCAATTTGGAACAGATTGACGGGATCAAAGCCCCGGCAACCGAAACCCTTCCCGAAAAGCCGTTTACGCCCATCGAAGCGGCCCAAAGGCTTCTAGCCGATATGCCGAAAGCCCCGACTATCATGCATAACAGCCAAAACGCTTATTATAAACCGACGACCGATAGTGTGCATATGCCGCCGGAAACCCGGTTTTCAAGCCCCCCGGAATATTATTCGACATTGTTTCATGAAATTGTGCATTCAACCGGGCATAAATCCAGGCTCAACCGTAAAAGCCTAGCTGAATACGCGCCCTTTGGTTCCAGAGAATATTCCAAAGAAGAACTGATTGCGGAAATCGGGGCGTCATTTCTATGTAATCATTGCGATATACTCAGCCACACCATTGATAATAGCGCGGCCTACATCAATGGGTGGTTATCGAAACTGAAGGGCGATAAAAAGTTTATCGTGACTGCCAGCGCCGCCGCTGAAAGGGCCGCTGATTTCATAAAAGGTATTAATTAC